AATCTCATCTGAGACCCTTAACAACTTAACAATATCAAGTAACGGTCAATGTGGAGGTGGTGGACTTGAATACCAAGTAACTAATTTTACCTTTACTCCAATTGTTGTGAGCTACTTAAATGTAAATAATGTACTTACAACTACCACAATACCTGCTAACGATTTTATAGATGTAAGTGCAGTGGCTAGACCAACTTCAAATAGTTATATCTCAGTTACTTCTACTGGCGAGTCTACTCAGCCACAAACCTTACAGTTTTCAACCAGAGCAAATGGAGGCGGTGATGCCTCATGGGCTACTGAAGCTGAGGCATGCGACGAACTTGCGAGTCTAGCTGGAGCTGGAACATCAAGCGAAATCTTTTTTGTACTTCTTACTGATCTAGTCTCTAAAGAGATTCCATCAGCTTCACCAGTTGTTATATGGTCAGATCCCGATGCATCAACTCCTTATACTGACACTCCAATAAGTACAACCAAATGGGTAATTGTTCAAAATGCAACTCTTGGAACCTTAAGTGTAGTTGAATGGATTATAGATGGTGGCGGAGCAGTAACAGTACAAACCGCAACAGGTTGTCCATCAATTACTTGGACCCTATTTGCTGTAGAATTTGGAGTAGATGGAGACTCTTATTGTGCTTTCCCGACTACTACTTTTGCTTATGGAGATAATTCAGATTGGGATCTAGTTACCTTGCTTTCACAAGATGCATATGGAGTTAACCCTTTAATCCCAGGAGTTTATAAATTAGAGGCAGCTACCAATTGGTACCAAAGTACCGGAACCATGACAGCAACAAGTATAGGGGATCCATGTTAAACAGTTATACCAAATATACTACTTCTAAATAAGACAAAAGACCCTCAACAATGGCAAAAGACGTAATAGTAAATCTCAAGATAAATGGTGTCAACCAGGCAATAACTAATTTCGATCAGTTAGAGACCTCAATCAAGGATCTAGAGACTCAATTAAAACAGGCAACTTATGGCTCTGCTCAATTTGAAGAGTTATCTAAAAACCTTAAAAAGGCTAGGGATCAAGCCGAAGATTTCCAAGTACAAACCAAAGGTTTAAATGTTCAAGATAAAATGGCCGAGGTTGCAAGAGCCGGTGCTGCAATTGCTGGAGCATTTAACTTGGCTCAACAGGCAGCTACTGCATTTGGATCAGATAGTAAACAGGCAGCAGAATTAGCTGCTCAAGCTACAATGGGTCTAAATGTAGTTATGTCAATTCAGGCAATAGCTGAGTCAAAGATCTTATTTGCAATTATCCAAAAAACTGCGGCATTTATTTCAAATACGGCAGCATTAGTAGTAAATAGATTAGCTAATATTGGAAATACCTCAGCTATCGTTGCTGAGACTGCTGCAACCGAAGGAGCTACCGTAGCTACTAATGTATTTAGTGCTGCACTAAAAAGAAATCCAATTGGAGCACTTGTAACCGTTTTATTAACTGCAGTTGCAGCTTTATGGGCTTTTACTGATGCATTTAGCTCTAATACCAAAGAGATAGACGAAAATGCCGCAGCTATTAAAAGATTAAATGCTGATATTGCTTTACAAAATAAAGAAACTGACAGACAAGTTGCCTATATGGAAGCAATGGGTGATGATCAAGCAGCTATACACAGATTAAAAATTAAAAACTTTGAAGCCGAGGCTAAGAAATTAACAGAGATTAATGATATTTATAAACTGCAACAGGAAGCTTTAAAACAACAAGAAGCGGAAGAAGAAAGAAGGGCTGAATTTGCTAAGAACACTATGACTCCAAAAGGAATAATTCCAGAAAGTTGGTTAATTGAAAGAGGAGATGTAATAAAGAAATTAACAGATGAAGAAATTAAAGAATATCAAAAAAATACTGACAGACTTTATGATTTAGAAACACTAAGAAATATAGAAAGAATTAAACTTTATAAATTAGAACATGAGGAGAAGAAAGGAATAGATACTAAAGCCGCTGACGATTACCTTAAGAGACTACGTGACTTACATCAAGAGATTGTTTTACTTCTTACCGAAGATGCTGACATACGTGCTCAACAAGATCTACAACATCAAAGAGAAAATGCAATTGCTGAGATAACTGAATTAAAAATTAGTAAAGCTAAAAAGGCTCATTTAGTAATGGACCTTAATACTAAGTACGACCTATTAGAAGAGCAAAGAGCTGAGGCTCAACGTATTAAAGAAAGAGATGCTATTGAAAAGTATGAGGCAGAACTCCTAACTTTACATGAGGCAAATAATATAGCTGCATTGCAAGACGGAGAATTTATGTTGGCTAGTGAGGTTGCGACCTTTCTTAAATTAGACTCTGCACGTAAAAAGGATCTATTAGATCTTGACCATAACGTAAGGGATAAGACACTTACTGTAGAACAAGGAGAGGCCAAACGAAAAGAGATTATTCTTAGTTATGGATATCAAACCGAAGCTGCTATTAAAGAACAAAGAAAAGCCCAATTAGGTAGAGCAATTACTGCTGAACAAGATGAGACAAATGCAGTTGTTCAAGAGATAACTATTCGTGGAGACAAGACACTAGGTACATTCCAAAATACTAAAGATTTAATATTAAATGCACAATTAGAATCACTGTTACAACAAAAGACCCTAACCGAACAAGCTGGCGAAGAGACTGTTAAAATTGAAGAGGCTATTGCCTTAAAGAGACAAGAGATACAAAAGAATAGTAGTGATAATTTATTAGCTCAAATAAATGGTAGTTTACAAGCACTACAAGCTGCATCACAATCTGCCTTAGCTATTATAGCATCTCAACAAGAGATTGGTATGAATCAAATAGCTGCTGATTTTGCTGGTCAACAAGAGGCACTAAATCAACAGTATGGAAAAGCTAATGACGATGCCATTGCACAAGAGGCTGAGGCTAGAGATATTCGTAATAATAAAAATATTGTAGGAGATAAGGCACTTAAAGCTGCACTCGATGCAAGTGCTGAAAAATATGCAAAACGCGATTATGAACGTAAGGTTGCACAGAGTAAACAAGATAGAAAAAGAGTACAGGAAGAGAATGAATTACGAGAGAGTCAGTTTGGTATACAAAAAGCTGCTTCAATAGCTGCCGCAACAATTAGTGTAATACAAGGAGCAATCAATGCCTATACTTCCTTATCATCTATTCCAGTTGTTGGTGTAGGTTTAGGAATAGCAGCAGCTGCCGCAGCCGTTGCAGCTGGAGCATTTCAAATAGCAGCAATTGAGAGTACAACATTTCAGGCGGCAGCTCTTCCAGATATCTATACTGACCCTAGTGGTCTAAGTGGAGGAAGCGATTCAGGTGGATCCGGTGCTAGTACAATTTCAGGAGGAAGGAACTATTATCCTGTAAGAAACGGTGCATCAGGAGGACTTCTTGTAGGACCTAGCCATGCGAATGGAGGAATCATGTCTCCATTTGGAGAACTAGAAGGTGGAGAGGCAGTAATAAATAAGATAAGTACACAAAGATTTGGCTCTATTCTTTCTTCGATTAATCAAGCAGGTGGAGGTTCACCAATCCCAAGCACTGGACGAGAAGATGCAGCACCAATATTTAAAACATATGTAGTTGCTTCTGATGTATCAAGTCAACAAGAGGCAGACTTTAAAATAAGACAAATAGCTAAATTATGAAATTAATAGAATTATTCCTAGAGGATCTAGATAACGAAGATGAAGGTGTATCAGCAATTGCACTAGTAGATAAACCAGCAATTGAGTTACCATTTCATTTCTTTTCAAAACAAGATTTTGATGTAAATGTTTCTGGTTTGGCTCCATATGTAGACCAAGTAACTGAGGATCAACCACTTAAAGAAAAGATATTAGAAGAAACTTTACTTGCTCAACCAGTTGCATCATTTGACTATGATAATACTTTAAGTACGCAAAGAGGATTAGATCTTGCAAGACGTTACCAGTCAAGTGGTTACAAATTAATTATTATTACCTCACGTAATATGTCAGGTAGTGGAATAGTTTATGATGTAGCCTCTAAATTAGGTATTCCTAAATCAGATGTACACTTTACTAATGGTCAACCTAAATGGATTACTGTACAAAAGTTAGGAGTAAAGGTCCATATTGATAATAATGCAGCGGAGGTAAGAAAGATTATTGAGAATACAAATTCAGATGCAAGCTTATTTTCAGAAGATCCAACTCTAGACTCTGAGGTACATGAATTAATGATAGAGGTTCTTGCTTCAGTATTGGGAGAGGCTCATCGTGCTGAATTTGATTTTATTGACCAACACAGATTTAAAGTAGATGCAAAAAACATAGATAGAGTTATAGATGCTGGAGAACTTAATTCAGGAGACTTAACCTTAAATGATGGTGGTACTCTTAAATTACGTTTAAGATATAGAGGTCCAGTTGATGGTAAGAATCGTAAGCTATGTGCTAAGTTAATGACTCTCAACCGTTTATATACGGTAAATGATGTACAACAATTAAATAGAATAATACCTAGTTCAGACGTTCCTAGACCAGCAGGTGGAGTAATAGATCTTTATCAATGGAAAGGTGGTGCTAATTGTAGACACAGTTGGGAACAGGTAGTTTTTATCGAGACCCCTGGTGGAGCTATACGTTTACAAAGTACTCAAATTGTAAGTCCAACTAATCCACCAGCTTCTCAAGGTAAACGAGGTTTCAGTCAATTTGCAATAAATGAAGAGCAAAGAATTGTAATTGGACCAGCTATGATACCGGATATGAATATAGACCGAGTAGACGAAAATGGAAATTCTTATCAAGTATTCTTTTCTAAAGAGACAGTAAAGGCAGTAGCTGAGAAATTTGCAAGAGAGTTAAGATTACCTGATACAAATATCGATCATAATAATTTAGATAAGGCAGACTCTTATGTTTACGAAACTTGGATTGTTGAAGATACCCAAAAGGATAAAAGTGCACTATATGGTTTCCAGTTACCAGTTGGTTCATGGATGGTAGCTATGAAAGTAGTATCAGATAAAACTTGGGCTTGGGTAAAACAAGGTTACTTAACTGGTTTTAGTATTGAAGGTTATTTTGCAGAAAAGGAATTTACAGAGGCATGAGCAAGATAATAAAATTTTTAAAAATAATCGAGTCATATAGAATGGATTGTATGGCTCACGGAGGATTTGGAAAGTTATGAAACAATTTATAAAAGGATTATTTACTGATGGAGATGGTAGACCTTCTTCTAAAAGATTTATAGGTATTACTTGCGGCCTAATGTTAACCGCTACCCTATTTGCAAATCAATTTACTGCTGAACATATAAAACCATCAGATACACTAGTTGAATGTGTAACTGCCCTAGCTTTTGGCTGTTTAGGTTTAACTTCAATCGAGAAGTTTAAAAAGAGTTAGTGTCCCTTTCCTCTTTGATGCATAGCTAAGGCACCAACACCTTTGATTACTCGACCGCATGTACAGGTATGAGGTATCTTATTTAACTTAGCCATTGTAACCTTACCGCCACTTGCACAAACATCTATTTGTTTAGGTGTTTTAGCTTTTTCTGACCAAACAAAACCATTTAATTCTTTATATTTACCTTCTGCTAACAGTGCTTTACTTTTATTATTAGTTGAAAATAGGATCCTTAAAGATAGGTCAGTACGACCATAAAAGTAACCTGTTCCATTTCGTTTTGTTGCACAAGGTTTTCTTTTAACATGTGAATAAAATCGCTCAACCGGTTTTGTACTACACCCGATATAAACAATCTTGTTGGTATCGTCTATTAAAGAATAGATATAATATATTTTTTTCATAAGTTTATTTATCTAATATACCATGCAAAATGTCAGTTTTGGCCGACTCTCTACCTAGTAATAGTTGCGGTAGCTCCCAACGGTTTAAGAATTAATTAATTAAAAAAACAAAATACAAATGTCAAAACACACAAATGTAATAAACCGAGTACGTATAGCACTAGGTTTAGTAAAGTTTGCTGACGCAGAATTACTTGACGGAACGAAAGTTACCGCTGAGTCTCTTGAAGTTGGTCAACTTTTAAGTATTGTAGCTGAAGATGGAAGTTTAACTCCAGCTCCAGAAGGTACACACGAAACTGCCGATGCTTATATCACAGTAGACGCAAACGGAGTAATTACTACTATCGAACCAAAGGTTGCTCCAGTAGCAGCAGCAGAAGTTCCAGTTGCAATGGCTCCAGAAATTGAAGTTTCTACAGAAGTAGATCCTGCAATTGTTAAAGCTGTTATAGAGGCTTTACTTCCAACTCTTACTGAAATGGGAGATAAAATTTCTAAAATGGAAGAGTATATGGCTAAAATGGAAAAAATGTCTAGTGAATCAATTACGGAAGTAAAAGAGTCAGTAGCTCAATTTGCAAAAGCTCCAGGTACTACTAAAATTTCTACTAAGCCAACAGGTTTATACGAAATGTCAAAAGAAAACACTGAAGGTCTAGGTGAGAAAGTTGCTCGTTTAAAAGCACTTACTAAAGGACTAAATGTAAAATTTTAAAAACTAAAAAAACAATTAGAAAATCATGGCAACAGGATTCGATTTATCTGGTCTCTCTGGTTATACCGACGAGATCTCTTTTGGATTAATTTCAGAAGCAGTATTGGGAAGTACAATTATGCAAAACGCACAAGTGCGTCCAGGATTAACAGCTGGAACAACTGCTATCAATATCTTAAAAAGCGACTTACAACCTGCAGCTTCTGCATGTTCTTGGTCAGCTGTAGGTGAATCTATTTTTGAACAAGTAGACTTAACTATCGTAGACTTACAAGTAAAAGAAACTTATTGTCCTGAGACTTTAAGAGGTTACTGGTTATCAAGTCAATTATCTCCTGCAGGTGAATTAACAGAAATTCCTTTTGCTGATTCAATTGCTCAATTAAAAGTAAAACAAATCAAACAATACGTTGAAACTGCTGTATTTAGTGGTTCAGGCGCAATGAATGGTTTAATTGTTGATGTTACCTCTGCTAACGGTGCAGTT